CCTCCCCATAAATTCCATTCTTTAGGTCTATTATATCTGGTGGAACGAAAAGCAAATAATAATCTGCCTGTCTTTTTAGCCATTATCAACGCACCCGCGGCTCTTACATTTTTCTTGGCGGCGGGTCTATATGGTTTATAGGGTTGTGGTATGTATGGTTGTTCAGGATTCATATTAATAATAAATAGACGTTTATTCATTAAAAAAGCCCCAAACCTTACGGAGTGGGGCTTTTCTTTGTTTTAATTTATTTTAGTTTTAAGCGTTAGGGAAACTAGCTCCCGTAGGCAAAATATTGAAGTCAAGAATAATAAATTCAGCAGTCTTGGTCGGCTTCAAGTAAATCTGACCATACAATATGTTTTGGTCAATGATGTCAGGTGTGTTATTAGCATCATCCATTTTTACAAAGAAGGCATATAGACCGGATCTCTGTTGAACGGATTCCAAATATGGATTGACAATACTCAAGAACTTATTGCGTGTTGCTGCCACATTTTGTTCAAATACCAAGTAATTTGATGTTGAAGCAAAGAATTTCTTGATGTTAATTAACAATCTACGAACGTTAATTCTATTCAAAGCTGAATCAGCATTCTGCAATGTCTTTTGACCCCATACAACGATGCCAGAACCCGGAAATGCTGCGATTGGATTGACTTTACCCTCATATAGAGAATCACGTTCCTCATGTGTGGTTCTATCCGTTACTTGAGTAGCAACAGCAATACCACCACGATTTAGACCGGCAGGAGCAAACCATTCGGCTGCTACATTGTCACTAGCCGCGTAAACGGCTGGCAACACTACGGAAGGTGGAACGGTTACAATTTTATTATTGTATGTGTCAAGTATTTTGACCCAAGGATAATAAGCTGCTGCGTAATTTGTATCATATTCAGTAGCGAATGAAACCACTTGGTCAATTTGACCACTTGATGGATTGCCATCATCCACATACAAATCCATGATGTAGAAAGTATCTCCACGAGCTTCACACATATCAACAATTAAATTGGTGACATATGGATGTTCTTGATGAACGATACCCGGCGCTGCGATAAGATTAATATCGTATTGGTCGGCATTACTAAGAGCGGCAATACACTGAGCATAAGCTATTGAACCAGCGGATGAAACCGTTGTGCAATCCAAACCTTGAGTATTACCTGCAATGATATTTCCACCAACATTGATTGGAATAGATGGGCTTTGTCCGTCAAATCCACCTTGAAATCCCAAGACAAACTTTCTCATTTTGACATAAGTTGGTTCATTTACAGCATCATATGTAGTAGGAATTGCGTTACTACCACTTAGGAACGAACCTGTGCCTACACCGTAGAGTTCATAGTCATCATCCAAAGCAAATAGAATATTTCTTCCAATACTGCTGTAAGTCGCACCACTTGAATTGAATGATGGGATAGGAGCCATGTATTGTGTATTGTCATCAGCTGCACCAACGCCTGTGGTTGGTTCTGGATATAGACTGAACAATTCTGCGTCTGCGCCTGTAGGAGCATCATCAAAGGTAATACCAGATGGATACTTACCCGGAGACAATCCATACACCGATGCTTTTGTGTATTTCATTTGTGGAGTCCAATAACCCATTGCACCGTTTGTTGGTGTGATAAAAGCTTCAAATCCGTATGGAATTGCGCTTATAGGGTAATTGTTTTGAGTCATTTCCACACGAATATTTTTACTATTGTTTGGATATGTTCCGAACTCAATAACTTTACCATTGAAATTAATGTAATTGTATCTGTCACCAATCATACGAGCAATGAAATTTGCTGAAGTTGGGTCAAGATTCAAATTATTGTATTGTTCAACAATAATAGGACGTTTATCCGTATCACTAAATTTACGAAGTGTCAGTGTAAATGAACCATAATCACTACCTGCAACTTGACCCGCTAACTTAACGTTACTGATTTCAACCTTGAACTGTTTGTTCGTATAAGTTCCATCAGAAATCGTTTGAATTCTGAATAGTTCAAATCTCGTTGGGGTTGTAGAACCACTCTGCCAAGGAGCAATCTTTTGAGATACAATCCAAGGAGTAACAGCATTGGTGATTGAGAACACACTATCACCGTTAGTCAAATCACGGGAATATTGGTCTGTAAAGTTCAGTGGTTCGCCGGTGAATGAACTTGTTGGAATAGCAGCTCCATAAACAAACCATTGAGTCTTTTCATCAACTATTTCTGTAATGGAATTTTCGTAGATTTTATACAAATAGGCAGCTTCAATTTTTTGACCAACAACTTGCGTATCTGGATTACCAGCCGTTGGGTCATTATCAAATACATTGGTAATGTAATGGGAATTATTGTTATCTAATGAAAATTGATAAACTCCATAAGGACTTGTGCTATTACTATTTTTAAGTGTTAGATTGAAATCCGTAGGAATATCTGAAACACCACCTTGACCTGACCAACTTGCGATTGGGTTTGTCAAAGATAATGCAGAACCATTGAATCCCGGAGCAACGAGGTCTTGAATACCACCAGCTTGAGTGTCTGCCAAAACAGCGAGCAATCTCGTATCTGCTCCTGATTGAGTTACCCACGCACCGTTTGGTAGAATACATGGGTCAAAAGAAGCTGTACCAGCAGGAGTAAATCCTGTATATTTACCGATTGCACCTGTTACAACACCACTGATTAGAATCAATGGAAATCCACAAGTGCCCAAATTTACACTTAATGAAGCACTTACCAAAGCAACACTCGTAAATGGAGAATCGGCTTGTGGAAAATGAACAGGAACAGGGCCAGTTATTGATGCTGAAAATGTTCCATTAGAAATGGATGCTGAAAATTGTGATTGGGATACGTTAGCAACTGCGTCAATCAAAGTAGCTGCGCCAAGAGTGATGGTTTGTCCATGATATAGAATACTACCACTATTAGCATGTGGGTCAAAACTAACATCATCTGCTGCACCATTTACAAAAGTAACTGTGACAGAAGCAGAATTGATAATCATTCCACTACCCGTTGGATTATTCCAAGAAATACTTTCACGATATTGATTCGCTGCACTACCAGAGAAATAAACAAATGAACTACCACTATTTAATGCGGCGGAACCAGTATTTCTATTGTATGTGCCTTTGACCGCCCAAACGGCAAATGGATACTTTTGTTCATATCCTGTTAATGGGCCTACACGAACAACCGTTACTAAACCCTGTTCTTGCAAATACTGAGCAGCCGTATATGGGCCGTAGTACACACCGTCTGGAACTCCAAACTGATTTTGTAAGGTATTTACGTCTGTCAATAACGTTGGTGAAAAGGCTGGGCCTTTTGCGAATGGTGCCACAATGGCGCCACCAATGTTGGCAACGCCTGCTGCTACGCCTGACAAATCGTTCTCCCGAGTGAAAACTCCCGGTGAGACGATATTTCTAACCGGACTGAATGTTCCTCCTTCTTGTATAGGCATGGCGTTATATTCCTTTCAAATCTGTTTGTATGTTATATGTAATCATATTCTAAAATTACCTAAATATAAATATTGTCAATTTTTTGAAAACGTAATTCTTTTCAAGAAGATACAACATAATTTTTTGGTAATACCCATCCTTTATATTGTTTAATTCTACCTGTCTGAACATTATACATACCACCATTATTTAAATTATTTTCTCTACAAAAAAATCTTAAATTACGAATGCATACGATTTTATTTTGTGGAGATATAAAAAAATAATCTTTTTTAGAACGTGATTCAGACATCTTTTTTTTGGTATAATCTGATAATTTTTTTCCATATTGTGGATTGTTTTTTCCCATCCTTAAAATTGATAATTTCTTTTTAGTATCAATGGATGATTTTCTTCCCAATGGAGATGGTGGTTTTGTAGATATAAAATTACAATTGTAATATTTTTCTTTATGGATGCTTGCTTCGTTTAAATGTTTTTGTTCTACGTGTAGTAAATCTTTTTCATTACATTTTTCTACTATTTTAAATTCAAAATTGGATTTTCCATATTTGTTCCACGCAGATTGAAGATGTGGATTATCATGTTTATTCTGAGATAAAAATAATGTGTGTCTATAAAATCTTCTGTTTATGTCTTTAGAAGACCCGATATAAATCTTACAATTTATTTTATTTACAATATGATAAATTCCACACAATTTCATGTTTAAGAAGTAGGCGCAATGCCCTTTTCAGATATGAACGTGCCAGATTGGAGGTCCAAAGAACCCTCTCCATACTTGGCCAGCAATTTATCTATTAATTCAGTTTCCATCTTTTGAAGACTATTCCATTCATCTTCCAATCTGATAGCTTGTTCATTCACAGCTTTTGTTCTTGCTTTTGCATCCATGTTCTGTAAATACCACTGTCCCAATTGAAAAATTTTCTGTTGAAATTTTT